TCAGACAGAGGGAACACAGAAACAAGATCACTTAACTGGCTAGCAAACTGGGCTAACTGCGAAGCTGTCACCATAAACGCCACACAATGAATATTGCCAGTTGGTCGGTGCTTATCTGCATGATCACGAAGTTTGCCAGATAACACTTTAACTGCAGACTGTGGATTTAAGTAACTACCTGAGTCCAACTTAGTCCCCACTTGAAACTGGTAAGGCGTCGCAGTTAACACGGTTCCAGTTTTCAACAGAGATTCAAGTTCACTGCGTAGCCTAAGCAAAGCACTCGCTTCTTCGCTTAAAGAGTGACGCCCATAACGGATGTCACTCTCAAGGCTAGTCAATCGGCTAACCGCATCATTCACCGTGGCACCGATTTGGTTTGTCACCTGCTCAGACTGGGTTTGAATTGATTGCGAACAGCTAGGCCAGCTGAGCGGGGATTGTTTCCACATAGTACTTCTCCCTTCGAAAAGCGCTTAAACTGGGCGTATTGGCTTTTTATCTGCCATTTGTAAATCACCGGAATCAGAGTGAGACACAAAGTCTCGACATAAAATAGCGTACTGATTTATTTCATCCAAAGTGGCTACCGCTCGCTTTAGGTCTCCCGTTTGGTGGTAGGCTCTCTGAATGTCACACCAATTTAACTCATCGATAGCCCATTGTTGTGCCTCTGCTAACTCATCTCTTTGCTCGGCCATTTCAAGAGCGTCTGATTCAGATATAGGTGTTAACCCTTTCTTAGCTAGTTCGGGGGAGTCATATGCTCGAATAACCCCCTTTTCATCAACAAAATAATGCATAACAGTTTCCTTAACGGAGTTCTGACCAAGTATACAAACGATATAAAGAACTATTGGCCATTAACCAATACTCAGAGCCAGGTGGGATAATCACGTCGATGATGTAACCTCTCTTGCCTGAATAATAAACACCAATGGAATAAGTCTCATCATCAACATAAAATTTTGCTACTTCACCTATTTGATTCAAAGACCTAAAACTAATATGCACTTGAATCGGAAAGTTATTGGTGTTGGTGTATCGAACATTGAAAACGCGCGTGGTGAGCGTTAGGCGATTACGCCATGTTTGTCCTGAACTAAAGCCAGATTTGAAATTGCTTAGAGCCTTTTGAGTAATGACGAGCTCAGAGCTTGTTCCATTAGGGCTATCAGTGAAGAACTTTTTTATTCCTCGCCAAAATTGCGGTATTTTTATGTGTTTATTAACCGTTGATTCGCTGTCAATGTCTTCATCTGTAGCCGCATTACTCTTTGGCTCAGCCAGTGCCAAACCACCTTTAACCCGCCAATCAACCACTGAACCATCAGCATTTATTCTGGCCAATTTTGCGACGTAGTGCTGCTCACCATTCTCATCGACATAATCGGTTAACTCGGTTCTAGAAACTAAAATAGTAACTTTGTTTTCCCAGACTGACAGCGCTGTCCCTTGACGAACTGCATCGACATATAAGCCATTTGGTTTAGTCGTGATGGTTTGCAGCACTTCCCCATTCAACACCCCTCGTAAACCACCAACATAAACAACACCAGAATTCACTTTGTATTTATTCGGATCAGCTTGTCGGGTAACGTCAAACCCCACAATAAAAGCAGTTTGTCCATAATTATCGAAACAAGCCAAACGATGCTCTTCTTCCATCCCTTTCAATCGTGCGTGATAGTCAATCTGCCACGTTGAAGCATCAATTGTAATTCCGGCAATTCGAGCGGCTCCGTCATAGGCTTGTACCAATGACTTAGTGCTCGCCATGCCATTCTCCTTGGTCTCATTCGCTTTATGCACCACCATTCCGCAAGAATTCGGGGCATTCTTATCACGTAAATAAATCGCGTTGAAAGTAAACCTTGAAACCGTACCAGGGATCACAACTGAATACGCCAGTGCATTGCTACCCAGTTTGCCCACTTGCTCGATGTCTTGTTGGTAAACCCAGAGCGAAGCATCCGGCAAACCATTTTCACGATCAATTGGTTGGCTTGGGTCTAACCTCGGAATGTACGCAAAAATCATTTCATTCATGTCTGGTGCCTCACCAGCACTCATTTGATTTTGCAAATAACGCTCGAATTCGAGTGGAATTGCCGTTTGGCTCATTGGGTACCTCCTCGATACCAAAAAGGTCGCAACCTAAAAAGTGGCAATAAATACTTGTTGTCGATGTTCCACTGGCTGTGGCTTCACGTTCATGTCAACGGCTTGCTGAGTCTCGGCTCGAAACAGACTGAAGTTATGCGCCAGTTCACCACTAGCAATGGTTAAAATTGCCGGGTACGTCACTTCAAAACGGTAACGTCGACATGTCCGCCCGTATTGTTCTATTAGTGTTTGAGCTAACTTGTTGTTATTGGCAATATCATCATCTGTTAACTCAATGGTACACACGTCCCACTGTGCTGCCTGCTCACGCTCTTTAAACGTGACTATACCAATACCCAGCCTTTCAAAAATTCGCTTAAAACCTGCGACACTTCCCGCGTCTTTAGCATTCACTGCTGCGTATTTCACTCGCTTACGAAACATTGAAAGCGGTTCACCCTCAAAGCGTTTAATGTCTCTATCCCAAGCCATTAACTCCAAAGTCTTTTCACTGCATGTCATGGCATCCATTTGGCGAAGCGGAAACAACAACCAACTCCAAACCATTTGAAAAAATACGAACACCCCTTTCGATAAAAAGTGAGGCTCTTTGATTTCCTCCGAGGTGGTACTTCCATCTTGCCACCAAGGGATGACCACTTCTGGTAACTTTGGGGGGTGTTTTTTTTGAGCGTAATCTTGATGTTCAGACATGAGTTATCCCCTTACCGTTAGCGTTTTCAAACGAGGTTGCTCTAAGCCACTGATGATGTCTTCTTGCACCTTTCCGCCTACGGTGAACTTAACCGATTCGACCTCCGTCATATTGGTGTGAATTTCGGTACCAAGTAGAGAAAGACTGAAACGGCTTTCTGGTTTAGAGCGTGTCATCTCTGGATAAGCGGCCGTTTCACGAAATGCCGCCCTAATACGACCTTCGACTTCTAACAACTCGTTCACTTGCGATTGCTCGTCTAGGCTCTCCACTAAAATAACCTCGGCGAGCACATCATGCTCAGAATCTGGAATGGCCTTACAAGTCAGTACATCACCGTGACCGTGATGCCCTTTAGTCATAATGTGGTCATTTAACTCATTAATGACTGCTTGAGGGGTTTCACCTACTTCCATTAAAATCAAAGCTTCTGCCGTTCCTGGCGTGACTTCACCTGTATTTTTGAAATAGATATTATCGCTACGAACCCCAGCGACACTTGAAATAATCGAGCGGTAAACGTCATCAATGTGCCACTCGCCTGAACTAGTGAAAGCATTCTGAATACGCAGTGCCAATTCTTCATTACTTTCAGTGTTTGCACCCAGTAGGGTGATCCAATCCGGCTCATTAACCGCATCAACAATCCCTGGGATCTGTTCTGGAATAATATTGAAGTAACCTGCTGGCAAATTAAAATCAGAGCCAGCTTCCAATGCTTCAACGAGCACTTTCCCCGTCAGCTGACCCGAATCAATCACGGTTTCAGCCAGCACACGAACTTTATACACCACTCCATTAATCGGCAAAGTTTGAACTACTGCGCCAGCTTCGACCGTCACAGCATCAGCAGCGTTCACCTTGGTTAAGGTGATGTTGCCTTGTGTTTTCTCTGCCCCTTTCGGAACAATGTCGTATTCCCAAGCTTTCAACTCTAAGGCCCAACGCTCTGCTGTCGCCACAAAGATATTCGGCATTACGTGTTTAGCAAGTAGCGTTCTAATTAACCAGACACACGGTGTTATTATTGCAGCACGAACCCATCGCCAGAACGGTGACATTTCAGAGTCATTAGATACCTTACTGCCAGCCCCAGCCACTTCTTGTTTTAACTTGGCCTCGAATTCCTCTTCGGTCACCGGCACACCCGACTCGCTTAAGATATCGATAAAGTCTGCGCTTGGTCGTTTACTCATATTGTCACCTCAAACTCATCATATTCATAAGCCGTCGCGGTTAAGAGCATTTCACCCGTTTCCCGTTCTGTTGCGGTTGCGGTACCTGGAACGACTCGTACATCACCTTCAGCTAGCTGCTCAATCTGTACCATCACATCTGCTCGCAAAGCCGGGTTTCGTTCAGCAACCAATTGACGAGCCAAACCGGCTTCCATAATGGTGTGCTTAATGTCTTGCGCAATACTGTACAAATTACTGCATTCGGTTGGCTGTTGCCCTGCATCCATCTCCCACCCTCCGTCAATCACTTTGATGTCTCTATACTTCTTATCATCCGGCATTGAGTTCATCCCACTCTGCTAACTGATCTGGAGTGATCCCGTTTGGCGCGGTGATGTAAACGTCACCGTAAGAGTTCACATTGCTCCCTTGTGGTTTGTGGTTAGTCGTCACATTTTGAACCATACTTGGCGGTAGCGTTGGCAGAGCACCCGGTTGTTTGTATTCGGCAATACTTTCACCGTTAGCTACTGTAGGCATGATTGACGCTTCAAACGTCATGGGTTCAATTGATTTAGGGGCATTTCGCTCAGCTTGAACCGCGGCACTGATTTCTGGCGTCTCCACCTTGCTACCCAACTCAATGTCCACACCAGGGAGCATATTGAGCAAATCAACAATCCCCTCAATCGCTCCTGCAATAACATCAAACCAAGCCGTGTCTTTGAATGCTGCGGTTAAGTCGTCCCACCAATAGATTGCAGCAACCACACCACCAATAAGCAGTGCCATACCAGCCACAACCCATGTGACTGGGTTAGCCCATAAAGCGGCATTAAATAACCAGGCTGCAGCAGCGCTAGCGATCGTACTAATGCGGAACAACTTCATGATGCTGTTTAAAC